AGTGGTGTTAAACATCGACACCTCTCCGCTTGCCATCGCAACACCCCTGCTCAACGCCAAAACAGACCGGTACCTGGAACGCATTGAAAAGATAAAATGCCGCGCCTCGGGGCAACTGGCATCCGACAAAAAGAAAAAGGAGAAAGATGAAGCCCGGTTTAAAATGAACTACCGACCTGTATTGCAAAAGATGCAGCAGGAATCCGGCCTGCACCTGGAAGATTTTTCTGACCACGACCCAAAATCAGAGCGGGAGCTGGACGTAAGATTTAAGACCAAACCCCTGCGGGAAGAAACGATCATGCAGATGGCTGAAAATATCGTATTCGAGCAAAACGAATGGGACGATGTGATCAAAAAACGGCTGATATGGGATACCCTTTGCTGCGGATGGAGTTGCTGCCTTACCGAACTGAACGGCAACGGATGGATAAAAACACCAGTAGTAAAGCCGGAAACCTTTATCACCTCTGATAGTGAACTGGATAACTTTGAGGACTGGCAATGGCAAGGGCAGGTCCGTAACCTGTCAATAGCGGAAGTCAGGCTGCGCACCAGCGGGCGCACCAGGCCGGACGGAACACCGGTAGTAACGGAAGAACAGCTGTGGAAAATCTCTCAAAACTTTATCGGTAGCTACGGCAATGCAACCGACTTGTATTGCAATTGGGATTATAACTTCAATACAGCCCTTGCACGGCCTTATGACGCGGTAAACGTGCCGATAGTCGACTTGTACTACAAAACGCTCTATAACCTTACCTATCGCAAGGAAAAGGTAGGTTTTGGCCGCGACAAGTTATACGAAGATCGTTTGGAGGCGTTGCCACCCGAAAGGCGGGAGGATTCAAAGCCCTATTACGTGGCTTACCATGGCGTTGGCATTGTGGAGGGGGATGTCAATATAGTACTGGAATGGGGATTGGCTAAGGATATGCTAAAGCCGAATAATAATCTGGTGGAGATCCGCTCGCCGTACACCATCCACATGCACAACAACCATTATTGCAACAATAAATCACTGGTGGAAACCATGATGCCGATGATTGATATGTTGCAGAACATCTGGTGCAAGTCGCAGGCCATTATCGCCATGACCGCTCCGGACGGCTTTACCATCAATATGCTGGGGCTGGCGAATATTGATATGGGGCAGGGGCTGGGCGTGCTGTCACCAATGCAGCTGTTGGGCATTTACCTGCAAACAGGTAACCAGTACTTCCTTGAGGAAGATGTAGAAGGGGATGGCCGCCGTCTTGAACCGCCCATTAAGCCCAACAGCCATCCGGCCAGCAATAAACTGAAAGAACTGGAAGAACAGTTTTGGAGCACGTATAAAAAATTGCAGATCATCACCGGGGATAATAACCTTGCCAGCGGTAATATCACCAACCAGGCTACCGCCAACAGTACGCTTAATGATGCCAGGGAGATTGCTGCAGAGCCATCAAATTATGTTTATAAAACCGTTTTAAACATTAAAAAAGGGGTTGCCAAGAATATTGAGTTATTGCTGTTGGATAAGTTCTTCCTTAAAGACGACAGTTTCGACGGGTACAATATGGCTTTGGGAGAGGATGATATTAAGTATATGCGGAGCATGGGTGAAGATATAGCCCAATTGGTATTCGATACAAAGATCGAGGTTGTGCTGGATAAGGCAGATCAGGAAATATGGGATCGCCGGATTGAAATAGCGCTTGAGCAGGGGCAGATAGGGTTGGAGGCTGTAGCGGAGCTATCTTTAATTGACGACCCAACATTGCGTTCCTTTATGCTGGCCCAATACGCAAAACAAAAGAAAGCCGACGATGAGGCTACCGCGCAGAAAAACGCCGCCAATAACGTGGCGCAAGCCAATGCTGCTGCTGAAACAAAGGCTAAGGGGGATATGGAGCTTGAGCAACAAGCCCATCAGAATAAACTTGACCAGATGCAGCAAGACCAGCAAACAATGATGCTGAAAGAGGCATCTGTTTGGTCGGGTGTAGCGAAAGAAAAGGTAATAACGGCTATATTGGAAAAACCAGATGCGAAAATATCTGATTTGCCGACATTCTTTTGGCAGGGATTGGGGATTACAGAGGAAGCTCAAAAATCGTTTATTATGCAGGCCTTACAGCAACAGGCGCAAAGGCAGCAGGCTAATCAACCACAAGCGCCGCAAGGCCAGCCGGGACAGCCATCGCCTCCGCCGCAGGGAGGGCCGCCACAACAACAACCGGTGGCTGCTTAAATTGCTTAACGATGAAACAAAATTTGGTAGCTCAAAGCCAAACCGATAAGTGCTAAAATGATAGAAACCCCACGATAATACCAGTAATACGGCAATGTGTTGGGATAGCTAAATATCGAAAGCACAAAGACTATTGTGGAAACCACTATGTAAATTGCGGTCATATTCATGTTTAAATAACCCCGTTTTTTTACTATTGTTTTTTATATAATTAATTTTATACCTTTACATCAATCAAAAAGACTTTATGGGCAACGAAGAAATTGACTTTGACAATCCGGAACTGGTAGCAGTATTAGAACAGGCAAAAAATAACCCCGTAACGCCAATATCCGAAATGCGGTTTGACGAACCACTTGCCCCAATAGAACCGCCTGCCGACAACGAACCGCCCGCACCGGCACCGGAAGCGGGTACACCACCGCCACCTGCCGCTTCCACCGCCGCCGTTAACTACGACGAATGGCTGGCTGAAAAGTCAGAAGGATTGTTTAAAACAGAAGCCGATTTGATCGCCGCGCTGGACAAGGTTAAAAACTATGACAGCATAGAGGTTAAAGCAAGAGAACTTGAATCGGCCATACCCAAATTTAAGAATGACGAAGCAAAGGCCTGGTTTGACCTGGTGCAGTCCGAAGAAGGTACAAAAGCCCTGAAAGACTATATCTCTGAAAAGGAGAAGGACTACAGAACCATGTCGGATATTGACGTGCGCCGTGAAGCCCTGCAAAAAGAGCATCCCCAATGGTCAAAAAAAGATATTGACCTGGAACTGCGTCACAAATACGGCAAAGACCTGGAATTAAAAGATATAGTCGGCCTTGATGATGAAGAACTGGAAGCCGCCGAAGCCCATAACGCACAGGTCGAAAGAAACCTTGAATTGCTGGCCGTTCATGCCCGCGATGACCGTTATTCACTTATAGAGAAGCAAAAATTAATTACTTTACCAGAAATAAAAAAAGCAGAAACAAGTACACAAGCCCCGCAGGAAACTGCCGAACAAGCCAGGGAACGTATTGCCAAATGGCAGCAAAAGGTTGAAGAAACCGTACCCAAGCTTTCAAACTTCAAGATAGACATAGACGACAAGGGAGTGGAATATGTCTGGACGGATGCAGAGAAGGCCGCACAGGTAGCGGAAATGAAAGACTTCAACATTTTCAAATGGATGGAATCTGAACAGTGGACTAACAAAGATGGAACATGGAACCCGGATAAGATCGCCGAAGGTGTGCGATTGCTGCGTGACCATAAGAAAATCATCGCGTCAGTCGCTTCACAGGTGAAAACCGATGCTATTAAGGCAACCATGGCAAAGATCAAGGGAATTGACCCTAACTATCGGGAACCGGGCCCTCCGAAGGTGTATAACACCCTTGAGGAAGCGGCACAGGCCAAACTGAAAGAAATGAGGGACAGAGAAAAGAATGTGGAACGTGAAGAAGCAGATTAAATCACTTATTTAAAAAATTAAAGTCATGCCACAACCGGTAACCACTCCCAATGGCTACTCAACCGCGGATATAACCAGGGGGAGTACGCTGATCAGCGAGTTAAATATTATCAATGTAACCAACCACCTGGAGTTCTTCCAGAAATTCGGTTGGAACCCTTATATGCTGCTTGTCCAGTTGGGCGGGGGTAAATTAAGGATCAAGTCGAAAGAGACGACCAATAAACAGTTTTATCACTATGAGGATTTTGGCCGCGCATTAGGCTATGTCACCGCCTCCGCTAACTTCACATCAAGCGGTCCGAACACTACCGCCACGGTAAATATCACCACCGGATCATATTCAGCCAATGGCACACGCATGCTGCCTGCTCCGGGGCTGGTGATGTATAACGCCCAAACAGGGGTTGAATGTTATGTGGTATCGGTTAACACCACTACCCCATTTGCATTTAGCTTTGTTATCGCCCCGACCGTTGCCGGTACTGACGTTACAGGCCTTGCCGGTCAGGAACTGCAATCACGCGGTTACAAGTACCTGGGAGAGGCTTCAACGCCGACAACCCCGCAGGTACGCAACATCGCCAAATTCATTAATTACTGTACACAGCACCGTCTTGATGATGTGATCACCGACCTTGCTATGATCGAGCAAACTGACCTTATGTACCTGGGCCAGCGGTACTACATGGCGATGATGAAACGTAATGACCGCGACCGGTGGATACAGGAAGCGGAAATGCTGTTACTGGATTCAAACCTTGCAACCAACATGACCGCAGACAGCGGTACCATGGGTTTAAAGCAATGGATCCAGAATTACGGTATCAATATCACGTATCCGTCGTTTAACGTGCAAAGCACCTTCTTTGACATTGAGCGCAAGTTGTCCGCACAAGGAGCACCCATGAGCATGGACTGGTTGCAGGATACGTACCAGAACGGTGACTTCAACCTTTCGCTGGGTAACGAGTACAACAACGGGGCTATCGTGTACGACATGAGTGATCTGCGCCGGGGATTTAAAAAGTACACCCCGATGTTCCGTGAGTTTAGCGTAACCAAGTATGTGCCGATTTCGGATGAAACCATGTACGGTTCGATTGCCAGCGGTAACCTTAACCAGAATTCCGGGTATATCCTGCCGACCGGCAAGCGTGACCTTAGCGGCGATATGGCTAAAAACGATATGCCGCAGATCATCAAACGGTACCAGCTCATCGAGGGGCAAATGGTGTACGCATGGGAGTTCGGAGCGCTTTCTGCCAACGGCAAGACCGGTACTATGCAGAAGAACACTGCACAAATTGAGTATCCGGGATTGACCTTTCAGGGGGCAAACCAGGGCATTTATATCAAAAAAGGTTAAAAACCAAAATAGCTGCCCTATGTGTGAGATAGGGCAGCTTTATAAATAATATGGGAAAAACGAAAGAAAAAAAAGAACCGTCAGCCGCACAGCTGGCGCATTGGGCTAAAATGTCGGAACGACGCAAAGGCGTATCCCCGGCGATGGCAGCACAGCCAGAGCCTTCTATTCCACTCATGCAGGCCTTTACGCCGGTACAGCAAGCACAATCATCAACAACAAAATATATGGAAGCCACAGTAGCAGAAATTGAAGCATACCGCCCCAAAAAAGGCCAGCTGGAAATAAATGAGGATAAGCTCTATGAGTTTGAGCTGAATATCCCCGAAGAAATAAGAAAGTCCAATATGCCCGTTGATAAAGCAACCGGCCTGCCGATTGGCACCGGTTACCGCGCTTCAACATCCTTCCCGAACTGGGGGATAGCATGGAACCAAAAGGCGAAGATGGGCAAAGGCGATTGGGAGAAATGGCGCTACATACAGGGGCAACCGTCGTGCTGGGTATCCGAACAGCCGGAGTTGGCCGACTACGAAAAAAAGGACATAGACACGCTGCTGGGCGACGCTACCGGTGGCAGTGACCTTGAGTTTAAGGACGGTAAATTGCTGGTGCGTGGCGATGCTAACGGGCAGCTGACCATACAGGCGCTAATGCTGTCGGACTATAACATCGACAATCCTAAGCCCCGTAAAAAGAGGCCGGCCATAGAGTGCTTTAAGCTCAATAACCCCGATGTACTGGTTGAGCAGGGCAATGATATTAATGATCTGGCTTACGCAACCGAAACACAGGCACGGAACTGTACCATAACAGAAATGCTTGCTGTTGCCTCGCTGATCGGCATTAACATTGACGATACAACCCCTGCCGGGCTGAACAGGATAAAATACGCCTTCTTAGGCAAGGCCAAATATGATCCGCGTAATCCGAAAGGCAAAGAGGCGTTGGAGCAGTTTATGTCGATTATCAATAACCCAACCACGAAAATGAAGTACCTGATTAACCAGGCGCTGTTAAGGGGTATTTTATCCACCACACAACTTCCCGGTAAATTAACATGGGCTTCGATGGAAGCGCCTATTTTGGAGTTGGGCGGGAAGCAGTCAACTGCTGATGAGCTAAGCGCCAGGGCGATTGACAAGGAAAAACCCGTATTAGAGCTACTGGCTGAATTAGAGACACAAATTAAAAATTAATTACGGAAAATAGGTTGAGATTTGGTTAAAAGGCTGGGCATAAAAAGTTCAGCCTTTTTTATTTGAAAAAACATTACATTTGTTCATGCCACAATACGACCCGATAGATTATGCTAAGAAGCTATTTGATACGCTTGCAGGGACGCGAGGTGTTTCGTCGGCGGTTGGTCCTTACAAATTTAATTTATGGTGGCCTACTGCTGAATTAACATTTTTCAATGATCAGCGTAATAAATATGCAAGAGATCAGGTCGTAAGCGATAGCATTAGCAAATGGCTTAGTGACCCCATTTGGCTACAGGTTGACGCAACAGGCAAACTGCCGTTTTTCACGGATATGAACCTGCTTCATGTTGACAGCATCAGTTCATACCTGCCACAGCCCAATACAGGCGTAATTGGAACGATAACGATAGTGCCGGGGAGTGCCTATACCGATGGCACCTATCCCGGTGTTGCCTTGAGCGGCGGAAGCGGTGCGGGGGCTATTGCCGATGTGATCGTATTAGACGGCGAGGTGACAACGGTAATCTTTAAGCAACTGGGTACCGGCTATGCGGTCAACGATTTTTTAACAGGCGCTTTGCCACCTCCCGGGGCATCCTGGGGATTGACAGTAACCAGCCTAACCAGCGTAACGGATAAAGCCGTTGAGCGGGTAGAAAAGAACCGTATCGCCAAACACCTGTCCAGTAGCTTTGAGGAGCCAACACAGGAATTTGCTATTTATACCCAACATTTTAATTATTTCGAATTTTATCCCATTAATATAGGTTCTGTAAAAATGGTTTACTTGCAACAGCCTGTTTGGAGTTACTGGGGATATACACTCAATGGCTATATCGGGACGTTAACCGGGCTTGTTGGCGGGAGTTTATACACTAATGGCACCTATACGAACGTGCCGCTTACTGGCGGAGCGGGTAACGGCGCGCTGGCAACCATAGTGGTATCAGGCAACGAGGTGACCAGCGTTACACTTACCAATCCGGGGAAAATTTATCTTAACGGCGATGAGTTATCGGCATTAAGCGCCAACATTGGGGGAACAGGAAGCGGGTTTCAAATTACCGTTTCCAGTTTGGTGCCAGGTACAATCAGGCCGATATATGATCCGACAACATCGGTGCAGCCGAAGTGGGATATTGATGATATAGCCAGAATTGTTGATATAGCCATTGCTGATGCCGCAATTTCTTCCCGCGACGTGGAGTTGACAAAGTTTTCGGATAAAGCACAAAAAAGCCAACAATAAGTTCATATTGTTGGCTTTCATTTACCTCTCCTTACCTCACACTAACGCGCCGTTTCATACCGCACCGCTCCTCGTAAAACCAAATTCCACCAAACATCGCCACAACGTACCGTACCGAAGCATGTCTCACCTCGCCTTAATTCACATTGCCCGACCACAGCCCACATTACCAAACCGGAACGTATCCCGCCTCTGACCTTAACATATCCCATTCCAACCCATCTCTCCATACCGAATCAGACCATACCCCTGACCAAACC